ACATAGGGAGCAATTCTTCCAGGGAAAAAGCTCGAAAAACTAATTACTTTTAAAGAAGGAAGCCGGGGCACCATAATAGGCCCCAGCCCCAACACATTGTAATCATCGTTTTCGTTTCCACGCTCAACTGGAAATTCTTCAGGGTTTACAGGAAGCCTTATTACCGTATTATCACGGGAGAAAAAAAGACCGTAATTATTAGCCATAAGTCCTCCTTATACCACACGAGCGGTAGACCGAATAGAAGCAGACGCGGATTGTTCGAGCAAAATGTCTCGAAGAGCATTTGCAAGAGCTTTTCTGTCCTCTGCGTTGTTTCCTGTGTTTTGGCCGTTTACAGTAATCACAGGAGTTTGAGCGGTCAAGTTAATGTTGTTCACATATTGACGTTCCGCCATGTCTACAAGAGATTTTAAATCCTCCTCAGACATTGCGACTTCCTTTTTGATGTCGGATACATCAGATCCAAGAGAACCACCTACAGAACCGCCAATGTCCCCCACGGCGCCGCCAAGGCCGCCGGAACCTCCAATGCCGCCAAGCCCGCCCGTGGGCATTGCATATTCCCCGCCGCCGGTCAAAGAATCCAGAAGGCTTTCATTTCCCCCGCTTTGGGAGGCGTGCTGTAAAGCCTGGATTTCCTGTTGCCGGGAAGCGTGGTTGGCCTGCAACTCGCTTAGCATGGACTGGAGTTGGGCCGCCCGATCCGCTGCGCTAGCTTCATTGGACGCTTTTTTGGAGCTGATGGCAGCCGACCGAGAAGCCGCATTAGCTGCCGCTTCTGCTTGAGCCTCTGCGCCGAACGTAGTGTGCGCAATGGCTTCAATGGATACGCCTGGCAGTTTGTTCAGTTGCTCAATGAAGAAGTTGATGAGGTCAATGGCCCCGTTCACCATGTTTTGGATAATGGTCAAAACATTCGCCCGCATGGTGTCCACATAGTTCGCAACCGCTGCGCCCACCTGCTGGAAAGCCAAGGCCATGGAATCCAGAAGGTTCATCACCCAAAAAACGCCAGTCCAAAACCCCAATACAAGATAGTCCCAGGCCGTCATAACAGCGTCTACCACAATTAGCCATGCAACTTGTAACCCTCCAATAGCAGAAATCCAATAAGCAATCGCAGCTACAATAGCTACAATTGCCATCACGATCCAAGTTAAAGGAGAAGCATACAAGACTAAATTCAGAACTGCTTGTGCTGCAGCAATAGCCAAAGTGGCAACTTTCCATGCAATAAACCCAGCAACAACACCAGCCAAAATCGGTTGAATTACACTCCAGTTTTCACTGATCCACGCAATTAAATTTCCGATCAGCGTGAGCGCTTGAGAAGCAAATGAAGCTACAGCGTTAATAGTACTTGCAAGTTGGACTTTGATTTGTTCAAAAGCAGGAGAATTGATAAAATCCGAAATTTGCTGGAGTACCGGTTGAAATGCTTGAATAGCATAATTTTTCAACTGGTTCATGGTTTGGCTAAACGTCATAGGCAGTTGTTCAAACTTTGCATTTGTTTCTTCTGCTGCAGAAAGCAAAGCGTTTTTTACCACTTCTGCTGTCAAACTGCCTTCAGACGCAAGCTCTCTCATTTCTCCGGTAGTCATCCCCAAATAATCGGCAATCGTTTTCGCTACCATAGGGGTTTGTTCCAGCACAGAGTTGAGTTCTTCACCACGTAGAGCACCAGAGGAAAGGCCCTGGGTTAACTGCAAAATAGCAGCATCAGCAGAAGCCGCACTTGCACCAGATAAAGCAATCTGTTTATTGAGCTGCTCTGCAAAAGCAACAAGCTCCTGGGAAGAATTGAAAGCATTACCGGCCAGGTTTCCCAGCTTTCCCACCATATCCGCCATACCGGTATAAGATGCCCTAGACCTCTGAGCCGCCGCATAAATCATGTTTGTTAGCTCTTCAGTGGTCTGCAAACCATCGTTCATCATGTCAATTCGGGACGTTGTCTGGGAAATGGTATCAGACAAGTTAAGGACGTTTCTAAGCCCTTGTAAACTCAAATAGGCTCCAGCCAAATTTCTAACAGCGTTAGTCAGCCCTGATACACCTGATCCAGCGTTTTTTGCAGCAGACTCAAAGCTTTTTATAGACTTTTGTGCTGCTTGCGTTTTTTTACTGGCTTTCTCTGCAAGATCTACATACTTCGAAAAAACTTTAGAGAATTTGTCTACCAGTGAAAGCTCTTCGCGTATTTTTGCCACAGCTTCACCTTCTTCCCTTTTTGCCCTTTTTGGCTTGCTTTTCTCTAGACTTTACTTCTCTGCTCACAAACTCCGCCACAAGAACTTTTTCTCTATACGGCAAACTTTCATACTGTGACGGGGTCCAATTCCGATTTACAAAGCAGTAATATGCTACCCATGCATCAGAATCGTTCCCGTCCATTAGTTTTTTGCTTCTTCAGCGGCAAAATCATCTCCGAGACCGGAAAGTTCAACAATGGCCTGAAGCAACTTGGTGTATTCGCCAGTCAAAAGCATTTTTACTGGAACCAAGTTGGGGTCCAACACTCCATAAGCTTCACACATTTCCTTGCTGGAAAAATCAGGCTCAACTGTAGCGGCTACCACCATAGCGCGAGAATATGCTGTATTGTCTGTGTGTTCCTGAAGCTGGCCGTTTACCTTTTGAACTCTGCGAGCTTTTTTCAAAAGATTTTCGTTTTCCTCCTGGGTGATGGACCGGATCTTAAACGGAACAGGGTTTCCGTTTTCATCCTGGAATCGATCAGAAATTACAATCTCTTTTTCCAAAGAAACCTGCACTGGATGCAAAAAAGCCGACAATTTACTCATTTGTTTTTCCTCCTATCAGGTACCAAGATTAGTAGGGGTGGTAAAAGCTTGCAACCGTTTCACATCGGTATAGGCAAACTCAAAGTCATAGTTCAACATAGCTTCCTCACTGTCCAAAATAGACAGCGGGATTTCACCTGTCAGAGTACAGCCATAATAGGCCATTACCTGAGATCCCACAGAAGTGGACGGGTCACTGTTGGTAATCTGGATATCAAACTGGGTCACTTTGCCGTTGTTGATATAGTCCAACACAATGTCCGTGAAAATGTTGGAACCATAATAAATGTTACCAGTACCAGTCAGATTCGCACCGTTGGGTTTCTGCTGGATTTTACGGGTGCCGATAGTCCGCATATCCTCAGACTGGATATCAGCCACAGTCTGGATATTTCTCATACCTGCAATGACAGTGTTCTGACCGTTCACAGTAATGACAATCGAACCTTCTGCACCGTTCAAAGTATCTTGCGCAAGCAAGTAAGACATTGATATACCTCCTTTTAGGTATAATAAAAAGGCAGACGGTTCGTTCCGCCTGCCCTCTTATCAAGATACGGTTACCTGCATATATACCTTTTCAATAGAATCGACCACGGACACAGCCAGATTGATGATAACGGAATCAATATCATCACCCTGCTGTACAGTAATGTCCTCTGCCTCAAAGTTCTGAATAGCCTGCTGCTGCTGCAAAGAAAGCAGATAAGCGATGACCGCAGACTGTAAAATGGATCTTCCCTGCTCGTTGTTGTTCACCTGACCAATGAAGAAATCAGAGAACTGCTGGTAAAGGTCATTACCAATCTGAGAGCACAGACGAATAACGCGGTTCTTATGGAATACGCTGCCGTTGGTCTGTGTAAAGGTCACCAGGGAGTTGATATCCTGCTCGATCTTCACAACGCCATTGTCAGGCACCAGAGCGATTTCACCGGCCTGGATAGCCTCCACATACTGGCTGTTGGTCATCAACGGGGACACATTGACAGCCCCGGGATACTGCGCATAAGTCAGGGACTCGTTATAAGAAGCGCCAGCCTCGGCACCGCCCAGCCACCAACAAACCTGCTGGGGCGTGAAAGTAGTACCGTCCGACATTACAGCGCCAGCAATGTTATTGATGACATACTGGCTGTCAGGGTTGGTCATCTCTGCTGCTACCATCTGGCAATACTTGCCCTCCTGGCTCACCATACGCTCCACAAAGGTCTGGTAAGCAGTAAGCACGGTAGACTCTTCACCGTCATACACCAGCACGTCAAAGTCGTAAGGCTCCAAGGTTTCCAGGAACGTGGAATAAGCCGCCGTCTGTACAGTACCATCATTACCACCAGTCAAAGCCTCTCCCGTTTCCGCAGCCAATGCACCGGTGCCAGAGAAAGTCACCCAAGCATTGGCAACAAGATCTTCTGCCTTTGCTGCCTGCTGAGAGTCAACCACCACTCCATCAACCAGAGTGTCCACCTGATATGTAGATTTCGGTTCTGTAAGCGCCGTGATAACAATAGTAATATCATTACCACGAACACCAGGATAAAGTGCAGTAGCAGTCAGCACGCCGGTGGTCAAAGTTGCCTCTGCAGAACTAGAGGCGGGCGGACGATATAGCAACACTTTTGTGGGGCCGTCCGTCCGGTCGGTCCCTTTAAACATTTCCTGAAGGAACCGAGACTCGGGTTCAGTGATTGCGTATCCACAGAAAGGTGTGGTGTCCGCTCCTGCCTCAACGGTCATCATTTGACCAACAGGCCCCCAAGACATAGGTTCGCAAATTGCCACGGTTCCACGTTCGCCAATTGCAAGCCGCAACTGCTCATTAGTCTGGAAGTTGATATAAACACCAGGGCGAACTTTGTTCTGGGTTTCCCAGTTTCCACCTGCCATTATTTATCCTCCTTTGCTTCAAAAAATGCTTTCACGATTTTTCTGGCTTCCGCAAGGGTGTACCAGTCTTTCGTGAGCAAAGCCCGCAAAAAATCAGGTTGATACTTTGCGAACTCTTTACTTTTGAGAATCACTTCTCGTTTGTATTTAGTCATTAGTTACCCCCTGATTCAGTTCTTGCAGGGTCTGCATGAGATTGTTTTCAACAGCTAAATCCTCCCAGACATGCAATGCGAAGTTGTAATGCAAAGCATCCAGATCAATTCTCCATTGACGGTCATAGGTAAGAAAAACAGCCTCCCCTGTGCCGTCTCCGACATAAGGGAAGCTGTTTAAATTCTCATCTAAGATAGCTGCAGCCTGTTGATATAGCTGCTGCATATTGGGGAGATTGTAATCAACCAGATACGTCAGGTCGAGTTGAATCTCCAAGTATTGCCTTGAACCTATTCGGCGTTTGATGGTGCTACTTCGCTGTTGAAGAAAAGCACAAGGCGTTTGCAAAGCCTGCTGGACCGGATCTTGATAAAAAGTAAGGCCAGGGAATAACGGGGCCAAATACTGGGCAAGCGAAGCTGCCACATTATTGATTGAAAATGTCATTTCCCCACCTCTTTCACAAAATCTTCAAGTCCTTCTCTTACAGTCTTTTCATACGCTTCTTTCCCTTTATCGACCATGTGCAAGCCTGGAACATAGGCCGTTTTTGTTCCCACCACAATGCCACCTTGTTTCCCGGGGTTGTATTCCAACATTCCAGAATAGGGATTGATAATCAGCCCAGGTACAAAATGTTTATCCATGCGGTGCCCGTCGTTAACATAGGAGCTATAATCCTCGTTGTTAGCCAGATAATTCACGTAATCATCCCCACGCTTCTGTGGTTCGATTTCGCTACTAGTGGCCCAGGATTGTTTCATAGCTCCTGTTCGGGTGTTTGTGCCTTTTAAATCTACGCCTGTTGGGGGAGTCGCTTCTGTTACAGCTTCAACAGCGCGGAGAGTTCCATCTTTTGCGATTTTTCTAAGCCGTCCAGGGAATTGCTTTTCTAGCTTTCTAAGCTGTGCCGCTCGTTCCTTGAGGTTCATTAAGCGTCACCCTTTCCTGCTGTAACAGCCGAATTTCTTGGTGTGCCAATCCAGGAATCACAGCGCCAAACGGTTCAAAATAGTAATTGGGGTCAGCGGCAAAAGCCCGTATGTTTGCAACCGTTTTCCCAAGCCCGCCGCCTTTGTGAATAATCAACTGATCACCCGCTCGGATGTCCACAGAGTTGTCACACATAAGGCGGTCATTTTGGTTAATGCTTGCGCCTTGCTGGCTCATATCAATGGGCTTGCTGTCACTTTCGTAAATTCGGCACGGAATACCGGTATAAAGCTCTTGGCGCTCGTTGGTGGTCAAATTGTTGGTTGTAGTAGGAACAACACGCCAAATATCCACGGTGTCGGTGTACCAGTCTTGAAAGTTCATCTAACCACCTCAAATCACCAGTGTGCCAGCCATACCAATGAGCTTGGCTTTGTTTGCCAGCATTTGCCCATAGGTTGTGGCATTCAGGTCACCCCAATCTTCTGTTCCTTTGGTGAGCGCAGAAGTGTCATAAGACACGCTAGAATCCCCCAAAGTTGCAGACTGGACAACCCCCACCAGAGCACCAGAAGCTGCCGCCTGGGCAGGTGTATCGCTGCTTTCGGCGTAGGTTCTCAGGTACAACGTGCAATAATGGGCTACGTAAAGCCCCACAGCATAACGCCAGGATTCCAACCACTTGTCAGGCTGAACACTGGCGTTTGCCATGGAAATGATCTCGGAAAGCATGGTTACAGGAACCAAGCAAGCCGCCGGAGTTTCTTCTGTTTCGGCAGTGTAGAACTGGGGAAAATCCTGTTGGAAATCTTCCGCCGTGTAGTTTCCCTGGGCCTGACCAATATTAGCCGCCGCAGCCCTTACACCAAAAAATTGTGGTTTTCCCCAAATCATCTCGGCTCCCCCTTACTCTTTCGTGCCTCTGCGTACCTTTACCGGCTTTTCATCAGCCTTCTGCAAATCTTTGTCCTTGGTGCTTTCAGTAATGCAAATTTTCCCATCTGCCACCAGCTCCCGGAAGTAGTCCGTCACAGCCCACTCGGGGATTTCGCCCATGTAGCCATTGGGAACAAAGTGGCGCTGTTTTCCGTCAGCACTAGGCAGTAGAACACTTCTCTTTGCCAGAATAAACATCAGGTGTCACCTCCGATGTGATCCCAGTAAGTGATGGTCTGAGGATACATGACCTGCACCTCGGAGATGTTAGCGGCGTAGGCGGTGTCATAGCAGAAGTGCTCAGGATTGGGAGCGGTCATGCTACGGGTCAGAGGAACCAGCTCGTCCATCTTTACAAAACGCTCATGGTTAGTGTACACAACCATTCGGTCAGTGCCACCAGTACCAGCGCCCTTGCACCACTGAGTAGCACCAATGTACAGATCGCCGCCGTTGGCATTGGTGATGTTGTGCTTCTTGATGTAGTCATAGATGCTGTCAAAAGCCACCTGAGCACCATCGGACACCAGAGTAAACGGGGTGTTCATGATGTAGGTGTACTCTTCATAGGGAATCAGGATATGGTTGGGAATAGCATCCAGGTCATACTCAGCCTGCGCCCAAGTTGCAGTCAGAGCGGTGTTGACATCCTGGAGAATTTCCAGAGGAGTCTTAGTAGCCCAGTTGCCGTTACCGGAAGCGCCATCAGCAACAGTGGATTCCGTTGCATCGGGGTTGTTAATCAGGCCAGTGGTGTTGTACTCAGCAAAGCCGGTATACGCGTTCTGGTCCATGTGCTTATCGTAGGTCAGGCGGATACCGTCCTGTACAAGCTGGTCAATAGATCGGCCAATGAAATTAGCCCGCTGCATATCCTGGAACATCACACGCAGAGCCAGAGCCACAGCATGGGCCTTGTATACGCCCTTGTCCACGTTTGCCTGGACAATCGGAATGCCATCAGAACCGCCAGCCTGTACCAGAGAGGCACCAGAGCCACCAGTCACACCATAGCCAACGGACATAGCAGAAATATAGTCAACCCAGCCGCCACCGGTCTGAATCACGATATCCCGAGGATAGGTGAAAGAAGTCAGGGGCTTGCGGAGCATAGGATCACGCTTTTCCAACTCAGAAACAAGAAAAGCGCCACCGGAAGCAATACCGGCGGCGTCCATGGTAGATACTGCATTCCCGGAAGCATTCCCGGGGAATTTGATCACACCGGCATCATAGGTGCCGACATTTGCAAAATTCGCCATTATTCATTACCTCCTTTTAAGCTTTGTTTCGAGTCAGGATGACCAGCTCAGCAATGCCGTTGGCATCGGGAGCGCCACCCCACTGGCAGTTGGTCAGAGCAACCACCTTCCCGCTGTCATCTTCGGCTTCAAAGCCACCAACCTGAGCGCCAGTGTAGGATGCGTTGTAAGTGGTACGCACGTATACAGTGCCACCCAAAGCAGGAGTGCCACGCTGGCATAAAACATTGATAGAGCCACGCTGAAACACGCTCACGGGATCACCGGGGACATATTCGCCGGGAGTCTGTTCCAGATAGGTCAGAGAGCTTTTGATTTCACGACCTGCCACGCCCACGAACTGGGTAGCAGTAGCAGAAGCACCCATCTGCACAACTTCGCCATCAGAGTATACCAGGGGAGCACCAAAGGGAATATTGGCTTCACCACCGGCCACACGAGTGTTTACGATCATATCAGGCTGACGGGCATAAGAGCCAGCGTAGCCATTGGTCATAGTAGTCCCAATTACCTGGGGATTCAGTCCAGCCATAGTTTAGACCTCCTTGTTTTTATGGGGATTGCGTGCGTCATAGGCGCTCTGAGAGTCCTTGCACGCCTTTTCGTAAGTATTCAGGCGGCTATCTTCCGCCTTCTTCCGAGCGCTGTCCTGTGTCGCCTGCATGATTTCGCCCACCATGTTCGGACCTTTTACAGTAGACAGCAGAGCATCTACCACACGGGCACGCTCGGTCTTGTCCTTGATAGCGGCCACGGCAGGACGCACCTTCTTGAGCAGTTCCAGAGCGGAATCCTTAGCGGCAGAATCCATGCATTTGTCTTCCATTTCTTCAGCAGGAACAGTCACAGCAGCCTCAGGATCCTTTTCCTTGCCGCCCAACTTCTCGATCATTTCATCGAGGTCGCCTTCATCGTGAAGCTCATGCTCACCACGACCGCCCCGGCTCTTGGCTTCCAACATTTCCAAGATTCGGTCAAGCTTGGAGCCAATGTCATCACCCTTGGGGGCCTTCTCCACCATTTCATCCTTTGCGGGTTCAGCGTCCGGCGCTTTTTCAGCGGGTGCGGCCTCCAGCGCATCGGCGGTGGCATCGGTCATTTCTTTCAGCTCTTCGGGGCTTGCGTCCTTCGCAGCCTTGCCAAACAGGGCCAAAAGGGACTTGCGAAAATCGTTCATAGTGTTTCTTCCTTTCTCCGCCTGTTTGGCGGCATCTTGTATTGCAACAGCATGGCCAGCTCTGCCCTTTGGCACAACCGCCACGTGATTGCCACGGATTTTTGTTTGCCGGAATCTATCTCCTGTGGGTTCATAGTTGCACAGATACCCACAAGAAACTTCCCGCTTGACTCCGTTTTTGACCTCGGAAATCAACCCGGCGTCGGTGATATATAAATCTCCCACAATGTAGTCACCAGAACGGCGCACATTTTGCACATGGCCTTTGGTATATGCGGAAAAGTTTTCCGGACCTACATCTTCGGGAGGGTGATTGTCTGTCACTGGCTTCCCTTCAAAGCTGGCAAGAGTGGCATCCTCGAACACATCTTCGGGAAGTCTGTCCACTGTAATCATCCGATCAGGGTCACCATCAAGCTGAAGTTCTCTAGCCAGATATTCTTGTGGACCAGTCCGTGCAATCGGCACATCATGACAAATCAAATACCCTTCCGGGCTTTCCGTCATGTGGGGGGAAATCCTGTCCCCGTAATACGCTTTCATTACTCCACCCCCGGAACCATTTCTTCCTGGTCTGCACTCTGGCATGTGGTAGCTTCCAGAAGCAAATCAGCGATAATGGCCTGATGGTCTGTTTCATCAGCGTTAAGCTCAAGAAACTTGTCCACGTGGCTATTGGGAGCCAAAGCAAGCAAAGCTACATACAAGCGGACAGTTTCGGTTTCAGCCGCCAGTGCTTTCTTCAACAGGTCAATGTATTCCTGGTTGTAGTCCATGTTCATCACCTCGGAAAATAAAAAAACACCGGCTCATTCAGAGTCGGTTTCTTGATTTTCTTCTCTATACAACTTCATCCAGCCTTGATATTTTTCATCGTCCGCAATCTTGTGCTTTTGGAAGGTATCAAAGGTTTTGGGGATCTTATCGCCCAGTGTCATGCGATATCGTTCCCATTGCCTGTAATCACTTAGCCACTTAGCTCTGGCTTCTTCCTTCTTGCGGTAGTCCTCGATCTGTTTTTTGGTTCTTGGATCTACAGTAAACGGGTTCTTCTTTGGATTGGAAAAATCCTTAATCTTTTGGATCTCTTTTTCAGAACGCCCAGCAGGTGTCCACGGCATTAAAACATGAAGGCACTGCGGGTGAATGTTTAAATAAGTGTTTGCCAGTGTGTCAGGTCCACTAGGATCAACCTTTCCAAAAGCAGAAGCCAAAGGCGGAAAATCAGGATCATTACCGCTTCGAGAATATACCCGGCCCTCATATGGTGCACATATAGCGCAAGTGGTATTGTGGCTGCTGATCTTGTACAAATCTTGTTCTGGGTCAGCAGTCAGCACAGCCAAAACCTCCGCCTGCCGTTGTGTTGTCCGGGAAACCATCGTGCAATAGGTGTGCAAGCTCCAGTTTCTTCCCGCTTTGTCCACAAAGGCTGTGATTCCTTCTTGTCTGAGCTTTCTCACAAACTCAGGAACAGCCTTGTTTGTTCCTATGCCTCTAGCAACCTGTGAGGCTACTTGTTCCAAACCTACCCGCCTATATACTCCTGGAGTTACAGGGCCAATCAAAGCGTTCTGAAGCGTTTCCATAACCATCATAGTGGCATCTGTGATCTCCCCCATCAAGTTCATCACAAGTTTTTGAATAACGTCCATTTGGTCGCCAGACAAAGCAAAAGCGTTTTCATAGCCAGCTTTGTGTTTTTCCACAGACTCAAGAATCTTCCTGGCCTCTGGAACACGCACATAAAACTCTTTCTCAATCATCTGTGGCACGTATTCCCACGAATCATTTTCCATCTTGCGGAGAATCGCTTGAACTCTTTCCAGGGCTGCTACTGCATGATAATCAACCAACCCCATAGAACGTAAACGCCCTATTTCGTTGATTATGTCTGTTTCGGCTTTTAGAAAGATTTCAATGAGCTTTTTCAGCTCTTTATCACTGGCCGGTCGGATCGGCATTTTAGGATTCCTCTACGTGGACAACTTTCCAATCTTCTGCAAGCATATCAGCCTGAGAAGCAAGCCATCCCATCTGCACTCCAGATGTTCCCACAAACGCAAAAGCCTTATTTCCAATGGCTTCGTGTTCTGCGTTGAACAGTTTCCCTTCGTTGTCCTTGAAAGAAATGTTACAAGCTAAAACCACATACTGATTCTTGCCGTTCCAGCCTTCACGAGCAATTCTTTTGCCTTTTTTAGCGAGTTCTATCGCTTGTCCAAAGCTCAAATCAAACTCTCTAACAAACTCGTTTTCTTGAGGAATTTTTAATTCATAAGTTTGATACCTTTCGCCGTCTCGAGTGCTCATCCAGTCTTCAGCAGACAAAACGCAAACGTTTTTTCCGTTAATTTTCACTTCTGGCTTTCCGCTGTATCGGTATTCGATTTCAATTCTCATTTAAATCCTCCCCAAATCCCAGCCCAAACAAAGTGTCTCTGAGGGCTGTTACATCCTGATAGGTTTTACCGGTATTTCGTGCAATATCATCATCCGAAATGCTGCCGAACATTCCCGTGTCATCTTCCAGCTTTTTGAGTTCTTTCATGGCACCATCAGCGCCAATCAAACCAGCCTGGAACACAGACACAACAGCCTCCGCCTTCCCCTTTGCAATCTCTGCCACTTCCTTAGCTGTGGGAGTCCACAAGGGCGGGAAGTCGATTTGGAGATTGTCCGGGATCGCGCCCCATGCTGACATAGCCATGATAGGCAGTATTCTTTCAAGAGCTGGCCTGAGTTTCGCTTCTCGCTGGCTGTCCACATAGTCATAATAATTGGTTAGATCACTTTCACCAGTGGAGTTAAGCCCACCAGGGGAACGCCCAAACAGTTTTGTCATGGGGTAATGAGATGCGCCGCATAGGTTTAAGCACATTGATTCGTACACATCATTCATCCCGGCGAAAGAATACTGAGAGTTCGTGATTTTGTTGCCCTGTTCCACGAGTTGCATCCCGTAATTGGTACGCATGACAGATTGTGCTTGCATCACATTCCAGAATCGTTTCTGCTGCTCAATAGAACCCAGAGAGAACAACTGTTCAAGGTTCTTGACTTCCATGGTGTTCACGTTTGCCTGGAAGGTCAAAGCCGCCATATTTGCACTTACATTGTCATGAGCCACAACATCTTTATAGAGAGCTTCAATTTCGGATTCTCCCCAGTATAACTCCGCAATTTTTTCCAAATATGGAAGGTCACGTCCTGTGAACCGAACAATTCTTGAATGATGAACTCTTGCAACCACTCCGCCTTCTGAATTGTTGACTGTGTAATATTCAGGCAACCCAAAGTCAGGGTCACTCATATCTTTAACCAGCCCCATTTCAGGGAAGATCCCACACCACCGGTCAAGGATCATCAAGCCCGCAAAGCTCCCCGGCATTACTGTTTCAAGATCAAGAGGTTGGTCTAGCACCCCCTCTTGCCCTTTAATGAGAATCAGCCCAGCAGCTCCACCATACAAACGGCCCCAACTAAGCCCAGTTTTAAGGCGCTCTTTGATTTTAGTGGTGCGCTCAACCGTTTCCAGTTCATCCATGTACTCGGGGCCAATACCCCGGAGCTTGTACCACTCTCGAAGCATATCGTCAACCATAAGATCAACTACATTTTGCACAACCCAATTGTCACGATACAACGAATTAAGCTGAGCATAATTGTCGGTCATCCTGGTCAACGGATACTCGGTTGCCTCAAGTGGAGACTGCGAACCATACCCAAGCCGAAAAAGCGGATTGGAAAAAGCGTCCGTTGTGGCGACTGCGTTATTTGGTTTGTTTTTGTTTCGCCTAGACATCACTCGAACCTCCAATCCGGCAGTGAATTTACGTAATATCTCAAAGCGTCAGGGCCGTGGTCACGTTCTTTTACTGGGCGTTCATCCCCTCTAAGGCTTGCTTTTTCGTCCCAGATATACGTTCCGATTTCGTCCAACAGCCCCGAGCAAGTTTCATTTATCTTGAGCTTCCCAGTCTGAAAAAGTGTTGAAGTCTTGCGGATTCCGTCCAACACATCATTTTCCGCCTGAACTACATAAACCCCCCGGCTCCTAAGCTCTGCAATAAAGCTCGCTGCCGAAGGGTCCACAATCACCGCACACGCCTCTTTTCCCATGAAGGAAACAAGATCATCTGCATATTCTTTATCTGTTTTTTGCCTGTGCTCTTCTCTGCTGTCCCAACGATATTCTTTATCAACGTGCACTAGTCCATCGTAGTCATACACATCCAAGAAAACCGTGGGATTCGTGGTACCATAGTCACAAGCAATTGTCCTTGTGCTTTTCCATACCAAATCTATGGGAGCCTCTTTGTATATGTTCTTGGTTTGGTCAAACATATCATAAATAACGCCCTCGCTCATTACCCACTGGCCTAAAATGTATCGCTGGAAGAATATCCCAGAATACATGGAATAATAGCG